AGGGAAAATTTGTCCAGATAAACATTTGTCTTGTTCGCCGACTTCAATACAACCTCTACGATTCTCATATTCTCCAATTAGACACCATCCAGATTTACTTGCTGAAATTGGTTTTTGTATAGGGTTTTCTGCTGTATCTTCAGTTGGTTGTTTTTGTTTTGATATTTGCTTATCTTGGTTTAATTTAATATCCAATGGATTAACTTGGGTTAAATTGGTTGGTGCTTTTCCAGAACTAGCTGATATTAATATATTTCCAATATCTTGTATGGTTCCTTCTGCTATATCTATTCCAGCTTTTGCTGTATCTGATACAACATCAGCTCCCTTGTTTATTAATGTTCCAGAGGTATATCCAAATACTGCTAAAAGTTGACCGACTGGTGGGCCTAATAAAGCTATAATTGCCTTTATTATATTGCTTACTACATCTAATATATTTATTCCTAAAAAAGACAAAATCAATAAAACACTTAAAATAATTATTATTTTATTGTTTGAAATAAGCTGCGATTGATTATTTTCATTAAAAATTACAGGTGATGGTCGTGATAAAGGTTCATATCTAACTTGATTATTATCCATTTTTAACGTTATATATAAATACAAGATACTTTTCTGTTATTCGTTCGTAATAAATGTTTTTTTTATAACAACATAATAAAATAGATAAATGGCGTCATTTCAATTTATAGAGACATTCTTTTTCTTAAGTTTAGGAATAACTTTTGGATTAGTTTTATTATTAGTATACCATTTCAAACAGCGCATAACAAGTCTAGAACAAAAATGCGATACTATGTTTGATATCGTTCAAAATGTGGTCAAAGAACTTGGAGTAGCGAAAGCCAATATTAATTATATGTTAACAAATCAAATGCAATCTCAATCTAACTTTGCTACATTACCTTCAATGTTTATGCCAAATACTGTATCTAATAATTATATTGACGAAATGAATTTACAAGAGGAACATGTAGACAAAGATGATGATAACGAAGACGAAGACGATGACAAAGATGAAGACGATGACGAAGATGAAGACGACGATGAAGACGAAGATGATGACGAGGATGACGAGGATGACGAGGATGACGAGGATGACGAGGATGACGAAGATGAAGACGAAGATGAAGACGAACCAAATGTATTTGAAAAAATAAGAATAGACGATAACTTAAATGACTCGGTTAAACAAATCGATATCGAAGATATTCCACCATTAGATATTTCCAATTTAGAAAATACAGATTTAGAACATAACGAAAAGGATTTAGATTTTGAAGAGTTATCTGAATCTGTAGAATTAACAAATATAGAACCAATTGTTGTTAATAAATTAGAACAAGTGAATGAAGAACCAATGGTAGAAAATAATAAATCTGTAGTTTCACCTGAAATATATAAACGAATGGGATTAACCGATTTAAAAAAGTTAGTAATTTCAAAAGGTTTATATAGCGATCCAAGTAAATTGAAAAAACAGGAATTAATCAAAATGTTAATTGACGGAGAACAATAAATTTCATATATAGTATTATATTATATACTATATATAAGCCATGTCGTTTGTAGGAGAACCACAATATGCTACATATGATAAAAAAATACAACCATTTCGTTTTTTCGGTAATTTAGTAAAACCTAAGGAAGAAAATCCTGTACCAGAACTTACCTTTCTAGGGAAACATTATGCAGCTAGTTGGCAACCTGAAGCTGCTGATAACAATAAACTACTAAAAACCAACGAAATTACTACAAATTCCCAATACAGAAAATACATGATTTCAAAAACTATTCCTATCATGGAGAAAAATAAGAAGGAATATATGAATGCATAAAATCGATATAAATCTTTTGTATTGTATTAAAAAATAAAAAAGATTATGAAAAGAATTGTAAGTTTTGATGTAGGTATTAAAAACATGGCGTATTGTATTTTTGATTTATCTGGCGAAGTATTTAATATCCACGATTGGAATGTTCTCAATTTAATGAATCCAGAACCCGAAACAAAACTATGTAATATTTCAATAGAAAAAAAGAAAAAAACTAAGAAAAAAGATACACATATTGAGAATACGCCTCCTACAATATGTAATAAAAAAGCAAAATATGAAAAAGGAGAACATTGTTATTGTGAAAAACACGCCAAATTGAGTAATTTTTTGATTCCAAACAAGGAATGTTCTCCAACTCAATTAAAAAAACTAAAATTAGAAAAACTAATTGAAATTGTAAAGAAATACGAGATACCATTCACTGCTGGAATGAATAAAACCACTCTATTAAATACGATTAATAGATTCATGGAAGAACAAACATTAAAACCAATTTCATCGATAAAAACAACTGCCGGAGAACTTGATTTAATTACTATAGGAAAAAATATGAAAAATGAATTGAATCAACTGAATACAATGAAATATATTACGCATGTGGTAATTGAAAACCAAATCTCGCCTATTGCTACTCGGATGAAAACCATACAAGGTATGTTAGCACAGTATTATATAATGTCATATGATTCGATATCGATTGATTTTGTATCTTCGTCTTGTAAATTAAAAGGATTGGAAAAACAGAATACAGATACCACCGATAACACATATCAACAGCATAAAAAAGACGCAGTTTATCATTGCAAACAAATATTAGAGAAACAGAATTTTATGGATTGGATGCACGTACTGGATACAAAAAAACGCGATGATTTAGCGGACTGTTTTTTACAAGGTATGTGGTTTCTGCAAAATAAATTACATAAGTAAAACAATATAATATTATGTTTGCGTAATACTTAAACATAATTTTTATAAAATAATAATAAACTATGGAAGTAATTGAATTAACTGATTTAGAACCAATTTCAATCGATTTCAATGATAAACCTAAAACTAACTTTGGTTCGGGGATTGAACTTTTAATGAATGATAAAGTTAAGAATTCTTCAAGTGCTACAACAATCGATTTAGGAGAACTTGATCGATTAGAAGACGAATTGAATGAATTATCCAAAACAAATACATCTACTCCAGCTGCATCATCATCAGATAGTAAATCGTTTTCTAATTTATTTGGTTTCAGTAAACAACCTGAAAATAACACACAAAATATTCGAATCAATATGGACGATGAAAAGACAGATTCACATTTAGGCCAAGCTACTATGGATAGTATAGGCAATACAAAAACATGGGACGGATTCACTAAATTAAACGAAGTTCCATTGTATAATCCTTCCAAGAGTACGGGTCCAACCACTTCATTAAATGAACGTGAAAAACGTCGCAAAAAACGTGCTATGATTAAAGCATTAGAACAATGGCAAGAAAAGGGTGTTGTCAAGCAAATATCACATTTTAATATGGATTCAAATTATGATGAAGTTGAAGATGAATATGAAAGTGCATTGGAAGATAAACGCAAACGCGATTCTGTAAAAATTCAACAAAATTGGATGATTACTATGGTTAATACAATTGAATATGGCAATGCAATGTTTGATCCATTTGGCGTATCACTTGATGGCTGGGGTGAATCAATCAGTGAAGACATTGACAGTTATTCTGAAATTTTCGAACAATTGCATGATAAGTACAAGGGCGGTAAAATGAGTCCAGAACTCAGTTTATTATTACGTCTTGGATTTAGTGCTAGTGTAATTCATTTTAGTAATAAAGCATTATCTACTGCTGCACCTGGTTTTAATGATGTAATTAAACAATCACCGGAACTTATGCGAATGTTCACAAACGCGACAGTTGATTCTATGAAACAAACTGCACCAGGAATGGCATTTGCAAGTGATTTATTAAACCAAAATAAAACAAATACAATGAATCGTCCGCCTCCTGCGCCAGTTGATACGCGTTCTATGAATCCACCTCCTGCATCAGCCCGTCCAGGAATGCAGTTTACTCAGATGCCAGATAATCGTCCAGATTTAAATGCAGGACGCGGTATCCCATCAACTATGTTTAGAGAACAAGGTGTAGATATGAATCAAATGGGAAGTAATATGAATCAACCTCCAACAAACTATGTTTCTGAAAAACAAGAACGTTCTCCACGCCCTGAAATGTCTGGACCAAAAAATACAGACATAGATAATATTTTGTCTGGATTAAAGACCAAAACAATCAATATTCATGAACAGACTCAGAATACAGAGGACGATTCAATGGTAAGTATTGGCAGTTTGAAAGATATGCAAGGTACTATGATGCCAAGAAGACGTGGTGGTCGCAAAAATAAATCAGATAAAAATGTCATATCTTTAGACATCTAATTTTGTTTATTTATTTCAATGCAATGAATATTATATATGTATAAATATATAATAACACCAAATGAATACACCAGAAAAAAATTTTTGGGTGAGATAGAGAAACAAATGAAAAATGAACAAATGAAAAATGAAAAAATGAAAAAGGAACAAATGAAAAAGGAACAAATGAAATATAAACAACAACAACAACTTGATAAACATAATGAAGAAATACTGAATCGAATCAAAAATGACAAAAGTAATGATGTAATCGCCGTATCTAAAAGGCCGACAATTAACAACTTAACAGCATTATTAAAAGAATCATCTCAAACAAAACCAAAAGGTGGATACAAGAAATCCATAAGAACCAGGAAAAACACAAAAAACAATAAATCTTTTAGGAGGAAATCGAATAAAATTGTTAAATATAAACGTGTAAAATACAATTAAAAAATATAATAAAAATATAAAAATGAACTTCTTATATTTTTACTGGTTATTTTGGTTCTTATATTGTATTCCAATAACTGATAATTTCAAACTATTTCACTTTATTCGAACACTTAATAAAAAAACTACCAATAATTTTAAAGATATCAATGG